CAGATAATAATGGAGTAGCAGAACGAGCTGTTACACCAGTGGTAGTATTTGTAGTAAGTGGGCCATATAAATCATTTAATACTTTTGCTAATGTATATGTATCTCCTAAATCACTTGGGGTAGTAGAGCCATAAATAGCTTCTAATATACTATCAATTGTAGATAAAAGATTAGAAGATTGACCGCTAGCTATACCACCTTCAATACCTAATATACCTTTTAATTGATTAATTTGGGTCATAATAGAATTAGAATAAACCCCAGTATTAGCATCTGCGGTTTCAGCAGGAATATTGTTTTGCACATCTGCTGGTTCTAAATCTAATGAACGTCCAATCATACCTTCAATTTTATCAATTAAAGATGCGGAACCTGCGGCCGCGCTACTTAATCCAAGAACCTCTTGTAGGTTCTCAATTAAGGTTAATAAATCACTATTTAAATTACTATCTTCTGCAATTTGTGCGGCAGTAGGTTCTAATGGACGACCAATAGCAGTTTCAATTTTCTCTTTAAAAGAAGTGCCTGACCCTCCACCACCTAATTCTGTTTGTAAGGCTGATACTTGAGCCGCTAAAGAATTATTATTTGAAGCACCGCGCACATACGTATCTAATGTAGATAAATTACTAGAAGTGGTGGATAAATCACTTGCTAACGTAGTTAGACGTGCATGTACAGATGTCATTCCATTAGGTAAAGTAATAGGCAAACTTGTAGCTTCTCCTACATAATTACTGCCTAATAAATTACTAAAAGTAGTAATAATATTTGGAGTATATGAAGATAAAGCTGTGTTTACATAGCCTGTAATTTCTGTATCTAGCCCTGACATACGAGTATCAAATGCAGTTAGGGCTGGTGTAATTGTGGTATCAAAATAATTAGTAATACGTGTTAAATCTTGTTCTGCACGCTGAGATGCAGTTGTAGCTAATTCAATAGCGATTTGAACACCTTGCTCCAAATTGTTCATTTCTAGAACTTCAATTAATTCGTTTGCTGTCCATTTTTTAGGTGTATAAACTTTAGTAGTATCACTAGAATGATATACATCATTTGAAGCTACATAATTTACATCGCTCATAAGAGCGTTGTTGTTTCCATCACCAGGCATCGTATCCCCTCCTTCCTAGGATAAGGCTTTATATAATAAAAAAATAAGAAGAAATTAACATTTCTTCTTACCATTGTATATCATATGGAATGGTTGTCCAAATACGATATTGACCATTGTCTAATCGCTGTTTAAAGTTTTGTGGATGACTTAAACATTCATTTCTAAATAAAGAATAACGATTAGGCGTGGTTTTATAAGTATCTAAATCGCAATTTAATTCATTTTGACTATATTCTATAATCCAAAATAAAGAAGCAGAACCAGAAGTTTCTTGTAAATTGCGTTGTAAATCTTGACTATTAGTAATTAGTACAGGTATCATATTATACCTCCTCAATCCCACAATGTAGGAATTTTACGCGCGAGTTCTGTAAAAACTAGGATAAGTTTTTCTCTTCTTTCAGCATCTAATTCCTTCATGCGCTCAAAATATTTTTTTGTTATTTCCTTATGGTCTGGTGACTCGTTCCAAGTAATTGTTACGAACTTACTACCAGGCTCTTCTTCTGGCGGACGCATATTAAATGAATTGTGAAAATCTTCTTTATATTCATTTCGTTTCTCTACATTCTCTTCTTGTACATATTCAATATCTGCGGCCATTTTTCGTAGCCAAGCCTGCCAAGTTTCATATGTAGGAAATTCATCATTGCCAGGATAACTACAACCATGCGCGGCCATATGTTTGAACATCGGAGGTAAGATTTCAAGAAGCCAGTAACCTAATTCCCAAACATCAGTATAACACCAACCTTTGGTCGCGCGCATCCAAGCCGCACGCAAATTCTACCATAACTCTTGAAACCATTTCCACGGATGTGTAAGATAATAACGTGTGGTATAAGGCCAATGAAAAACATTTAAGTTCATTAAAAGTGTCTCCCTTCCCAATATTTTAGCGCTCTTACATATGCTTTTGCTTCTTCAACATCTTCATAAATATGATATTGTAAGTATTCATTTTCATTTTTTTCTATATTAGATAAAATTGGTCTACCAAAATTTAATTGCACTCGTTTAATCGCATACCAATGAGAATTAACATTAAACAGTTCTACTACATCATCATTTTCATATTTGGAATATGTATCCACAATATAGACGCATTGATTACTCATTTGGTATAATAAACTTGTAAATCAAGTTTCCATCCGTAGTATGGTCTAATACCATTTTTAGCTTATTCTTGCGGCAAAATTCAGTAGCGAACTTCTTTTCACTATCAAATAGCGCATAGTAAAAGACATTACTACCATTTTCGCGCGCACGCTTATAAGCCTCATAGAGTAGAACTGCTGTTGCTGATTGCTGCTTTTCCTTTTTCTTAAAGAACATCTGATTGTTCCTCCCAATCCATTTTTATACCACAATAGGGACATATAGCCCAATACTTATATTTTTTAGCCAAGGCATCATAGAAGATATTAGATAGCCTGGTAGGAAATTTCTTTTCACAACTGCGGCAAGTTATAGCATCAGTTGCGACTGCACGATATGTGCGTTCAAAAATATCTTGACGGCATCCATAATATTCTCCATCAATACCTCGAACAATATAATAACCTATACCAACATGCATTTTACCTTCAAGGGTAGAGATGATAAGCTCCTTATCAGTAGTCACTATGGGTAAATGACCTATCATAAAGGATGCGACTTCATCAAAGTTATCTCCCGTCCATTGAATAGCATCTACTGGTATAGGTTTCTTAATGTATTTCATATCAAAGCACCTCGTTACGGACAAGCTCGCGCATTTTCTGCACAAGAACTTCTCCTTTTTCAGTGGTAGGATATGTTAATACTTTATTAGTTGCTTCTACATTTAAACGGTCAAGACTAGTGAATACATCTTCCTTAGTAGGAAGATAAACAGTATCATCAAAACGCATTTCCGCTACTGTTTTATTCCAAGTGTTGTTGCGCCAAGTAGAGTGCCAAACTTGGAAATGGTCTTGCACTACGGTAGTCGCAAACATATAAAGAAAGTAAGTGCGCGACATTGACTTTCTAGTAACTCCATACCGGTCAAGTGAATTTTTTACCATACCAGTAAGTGAAGCAAAGAAAGTCGGCCATACAGTAGCAAGATAACCTTTTTCATAAAGTTTGCGCGCATCTGCGCACCAATCAAGAAATTTATCATTACCAGAAAGGTCAAGAGAAAAAAGATATTCAAGACAGTTTACATTACCAACTTTTACAAGTTCTGCGAACTTACGGACATCAAGCACACTATAATGCTCGGCATCTAAATGCGCGGGAAGGTCGCCTTTATCTGCCTTGTGACCGCGATAGAGGTCCTCAAAGGTAGGACAAAGAAATACCTTGTAATCTGTATCACTATCTTTATTGCTTAAAAGGTAGTTCTGACTACCATACATTGCGCGTCCTACTTCTTTCATAATTTTCGTCCTTTCTTTTTACTAATAAAAGTATAACATAAAATAAAAAGTTAGTCAAATACTTAACTAACTTAATGTCTATCCTATTTATAAGTATAGAGGTTTATTTAGAAATCTGGTTTTTTGTGCTGTCAAAAATTTCTTATAACCTCAACTTTTGGATGGTTCGCGCGCCAAATACTATTAGTGGTATATATTTTATCAATTAAGTCCATATCAAGTAAAGATTGACCATTTAAATGCGGCTGTAAGACAGTGTTTTCACAATGAGAAATCCAACAATAAATATGGTTTGCACCTATTTCTTTTAATGTTTTAGCAGTTAAATATAGAGTAGAACCGCGCGAAAGAATATCATCGCAAATCACTATATCATGGCCAGCAATCATATGCTTTGCGCCAGCAATACGCAAAGATGTAATTTTTTGTGTTTCCCAATCTCTTTCTTTAATGCCAAAAATAAAAGGAGTTTGGAAATAAGAATGATAACGTTTATAACCACCTTCATCTGTAAAAGCTAAAATCGCGTCATTATGACGATTTAACACATCAATCATTTCCATGACTGGCATTTCAATTTCACTATGATTAATGAGGGCGGTAGATACAGGAGAATGTGGGTCGTAAACGTGCACCTTCTTAAAGTTTAGAAAATTAATTAAATCTGCAAAATATTTTAAGGTGAAAACTTCATTATTAGATTTTACTCTGTCTTGGCGCGCATTAACTATATATGGTAGATTTAAAGTAATATCGGTGACATTATGTTCATGTAAATGTTGAACAAGATAATATAATTCTACAATTTCTTCATTGCTATTATCATAAAGCCAGGTCACCTGATTATTTTTATCACGGCATAAATTTAAATCTATATTTGCGCGCGTGCTACCATCATTATAGTATTTAAATAAACAAAGTTCACCATTTAATTTAATCATAGTTTAAACTCCTCAAATGGGCGAAAACCATTTATATAAATATATGCACCATCGCTTTGTAAATCCTTTACTTGCACTGTGGCTAAAGAAGCACACATAGCATCAAAATCACTATAATCCCATACTTTCTTACAGCGCCAATATTCAAACCAAAAAGAAGAAGGTCGCTTTAAATTGTCAAGTAAGTCAGCAATCGCGCGCGAAAGTATAGTTTCTAACATGGAGTGGGAATAATGAGTGATAGGTGTGTCAGTATATTTTGACATAAAGGAGGCAATACTATCATACCAATTGCCAGCTTGGTTCATCTTTACAGCATAGATAACGCCGCAATTAATCTTTTCCATTAAAGCCATAATTTTTTTCCTCATCCCATAATTGAATTAATTCACTCTCATAGTTTGAAAATGAACAGCCGCAAAACCAGCACGTTTCTTGAAGTGAATGTTGTTGCATCCTACAATTACTACATACATAGTAGCCGTATCGTTTAACTATTTGCGCAATCATTCTACTACCTCAATTTGGCAGGAGCGCATTACAGTAAGTGCGGCCTGATGCGCATTGGGTGATGTGCCCGCGCAACAATTAGCAATTACATAGATGGGAGTATTAGGAAATTGTGCGCGCAGAATGAGAGCATTAGAAACTACACAAATATCAGTGTCAAGGCCAACAAGTGTAATATTTTCATAGTCCTTTTCAGAGAAATCCATTTCCCAATCTGTATAGCCAAAAGTATTTTTTTCAATATAATTGTGTATATTAAGTTTTTCTATATTAATGTCTTTTAATTCAGTTGCAATTTTCCAACCATCACTACCCTCTATACAATGAGGAATTGGAAGTTTTTGGCCTTCAAGGGTATTAAAATAAGTATCTGCATAATGAGTATCAAATGTAAAATATACATCATCATTATTTTCCAGATACTCATTTATTACCTTCTTAATATTAGGAACAACTGCTTGTGCGGCCGCACTACCAAGAGCACCATCAACAAAATCATTCTGCACATCTACGACAATCAATGCTTTCATAATTTTAATTGCTCCTTATTTGGAATATTAAATTTGTCTGCTTCTTCTTCTGTTATTTCAGTATCTAACCATTCGGTAAAAGTGAGTTTACTTGTGCCCTTATAATAGTTATATACACAATTCAACCACTGATGCCAAGTAGGATTTTCTGGATGTTCTTTATTATAGTTATCTAATACAGTGAAAATAGTGTGCGGCCAAGTGAATATAAAATCAGAACAAGTTATATGCTTATTTCCACAATATTGTTCTTTTGCCTCAGCAATAGGACACCCAGCACAATTTACAAAAATTCGAAATTTTCTACATAGGCGTTGCCGCGCATTTACAATATCTATAAAGGTAGGTTCTTTTAAATCGTAAAAATCACATTTATTTCTATCTCCACCACATGCGCATACTTCCGTTTCTTTAGTAGCCATACAGCGCGCGGCGAGATAATCGGTATTATAATGTTCACATTTCATAACTTTTTCTCCTTTTCTTTTATTATACTCTAATTTTAAAGAAAAGTCAAGAAAAAGCATCAGCAATTAATGCGAGTAATATAATAAGAGGAGCAAGAAAAACCGTTAAGCAAAATACTGGAATAAGTAAAATTACACAAATAGTTATTATAATAATTTGTAATAATACTTCTAATATATCATTCATATGTAATTTCACCACCACAAGTTTTATAACTAAATATTTGGCCGCAGTTTAAACAGTGGCAAACCGTAGTTGTAATATTTCTATCTGGATTAATGTTGATACCATCTTTCCAAATAGGCGGATAATACATAGTGGTGCAAGTACTATAAGCTTCTTGATAATAACTGGCGCCGCACTTAGGACAATTTATTACCATTCTTCAATACACCCCTTAATTATGTAGATAATTAATACTATTAATAATATAACCATGGCAAAACAAAGAACAATACCACAAATTTTTAAGGCTGTCATTAAAATTAAATCTAGCATTTCTTACTCCTTCCAAGGACACCAAGTGGGTTTTGTAAAATTAATCCATTCATTTGGTATATCTCCAATAACATCTTTATCTTTACACATAAATTGAAATATAATACGATTTTGCGCAGCACATAAGCGTATCCAATATTTTGTATGTGTTGTGCCATTTGGAACTCTAGTAAAGGTTTGTAAACATGGGCAATCAAAACAATCTTTTGGCATTTTTCTATCTAAATAAATCATATTTACCTCATTATATCTTTGGAAATATATAAAGGATGACTACGCTCCTCTTTAATAGGCATAGTTTGCCATAGATCTATGGCATAATTAATTATTTTACTCGCATAAAAAACGGTAAATATACATATACATACTGCTACCATATTTACTCCTTATAATAGAAAATAATCTAAATAATCAGGTTCTAACCCTAAATACATCATTAAAATATCTTCACATTCTTGATAGTTGCCGCGCATAATTGCACCTTTCATTTCACTTGCACATTCATCCACAATCGCGCGAGCTTCATTTGGAGTGATGTTATCACGTTGTACTAGAATATCAATTAAGTCTGTCATACTTTACTCCCAGGTATATTTAATTTGATCTGTTATTTCTTTTATTACAAATGTAGGTTCATTTACCATTTCTGCACCACAATTATGACAGAATCTTTCATAAGATGGAAAATATTTACAATTTTCTAATGGTGCACATTCACATTCACTACATTTCCAATGTTCACCCATATACATACCATTAGAATAATGACGTACTGTAAAAATCCAATGTCCAGTCATAGCTTTATAGGGGTAATGTTTTAGGAAATTACCCCTGTATCTCCTTTCATATTTTTTATTTTGATTTTGAAATTGAAATTACATTTAGTAGCTCTGCCAAATTCTTAGCTTTCATTGTCTTGAAATAATCGCGCGCACATTTTACCTTCCCATCTAGGCGCGCAAACAAATAGCTTTGAATTGGTTTAATGTAAGATTGCGCATGTAATGCGAAATCGCGGCGAGGCCGCAAACCTTTTACTACATCATAAGCAATGTCTGCCTTTTCCCACAAATTGCGCACTTGTTTAATAACTTCTTGCGTAAAAGCGGTATGTTCAGGAAAATATGCTAGAAAATCATCCAGTGTATCAGTTTGCCACAGTCCAATAATCTTGGTAGTAGTCAAAGGACCATTGCCGCGCAACTTATGTCGTTTTAAATACTCATCACCCTTACATTTGATGCGCAGAAAAGAACCATCTTCCATTTGTTCATACGCGCACACAACATATCCTTCTTCATCCTCACCCATTTTATGGCAAGCTTCCAACACTTCATCTAAATTATTATACTTATAAACTTTAGGTGTTTTAATCCATCCAGTATTACTAAAAACATTAAAATAAACGCTTTCATCCATAGTAACCATATTGCGACGGCCAAGATAATAAATTGCAGGCTCATTGTAATGAACAACAATTTGATTATACTGAGGATGTACCATTTCAAACCAATAAGTAAATATAGGGTTTAAAGTTTCAAAAAAAGCATTCACAGTAGTATATTTTTCTATAATAGAATAGAAAACATCACCATAAGTGCTGTCGCCGCACTCAGCTTTAAATGCATCAATAGTTCCATTAGTAGAAACATGCCACAAACCTTTCCAGCACCATACACGAATAATAGAACCATCAATCTTTTCCTGCACACTTACAGGCTGAGACCAATCTATCTTCTTGGTAGCTGCATACGATTCGCCCCAATTACCAAACTTATCAAGGGAACGGCAAACACATCTCCATTCATTATGTTCGCAAGTGAAAATGGAACCACGTGCTTCACGACACACAACAAGAGACAAATCACTCTCAATCATGTTGTATTTCAACAGCACAAATGCACCATCATCTTTAATTTCTAAACAATAGGGTTTCGCCGCAAGACGCTGACGCCAATCCTTATGCTTATTCATAAACTTCATAAGTTCCATTCAGTTGGTCTCCTTCCCTTTTCTTACTTTTATTATACGCTGATTTTTATAAAAAGTCAAGAAGAAAACGGCAAATAAAAATTATTAAAATAAGTACATCCTCTCTTGAAAGAAACAAGAGGGGAGAAGGAAGAGTAGGGTAGGCGCGCGAATGTGTGGGTAGGGAAAATTTGGGGTTTTTGGGGTAGGGTGGTGTGTAGAATGGAGAGAGATAGGTAGAGAATATGGTAGTGCGCCAAATTTTCACTTTTGTCAAATATTTGACAAAAATTTTTTAAATAAATTAAATAAAAATAAAAAATAAAAATTATTAAAATTAAATAAAATAAATTAATTTTTTTCATTTTACAATTCCCTCTACAATTCCCTCTACCTGTTGCTGGACGCTGTGCTAGCTTATAAGCTAGCTTATATATATAATATATATAATATATATAAAGGAAAAAGTGTGTTTTTTTTTTACTATATATATAGGGGGGAGGGGTGCAGTAATTTTTTGACACACATCTTTTTGTGTATAAGAAAAAATGTCATTTTTCTAGAAAACAAACACTTGACTTTCTATAAAAATTATGCTATACTATAGAAAATGGAGGGAGTGATATGACTACAGTAAGTGATTTACAATTACAGCAAAAATTAATTTTTCGCCGCGGCGACTATAATATACTTGATTGTGGTATTCGCACGGGTAAAACCTACTGGGCAATAAATAATCTCGCGCAATTTACGCGAGATGGAAATTTAAATAGAATATTATTTCTTACAGATACTACTGCTCTTAAAGACCAACTTATACAAGAATATAGTGATAGTTGTGTAGAAGCTGATTTATTGTGGGAGCGGCAACCAGGCACTTGGACAAGAGAAGAAGATAAGATTGGGGTAATGTGCTATCAACGCTTAGGTTAGAAATGTATTAAAGAGGATTTAGATTGGTTAGAAGAAATAGATGTAATATGCTGGGATGAATGTGATAGTATATTTGATTTTGCGACGCAAGCATTTGTAAAAGCAAGAAAGCAAGACTTTGGTCGTGGTTCCAATGCTGAGCTTCTTTCTATTATTCAATCCTATGCTATTCGTAAAGATTATATGCCACTCGTGCTTCTAGGTAAGTGGGAAGAGATAGTTAATGAAGGTCGGATTATGTGTATTGGCCTTTCAGCTTCTCCGGAGCGTGCGTATCAATATTATAAATCATTAGTAAGTGCCAGCTATCAAGGTAAGTTGGAAGTTGGGTATAAGATGGCAGAAGATATATACTTCTATAATATTAAGGAGCATATAAAACAGCTGCGGCCTGAACCCAATAAAGGATATTGGTGTTTTTCACCCTTTATTGAACCCAATCGCAGCTTAGTGCAGCTTGCTAATGCACAAGGATTTAACGCTATTGAATTGCATTCTTTAAATAATATAGATAAACCCATGGATGCAGAGCAGATGCGAGTTTATAATGCTATTATTACTACTGGTATGGTGCCGCTAGAATACGATTTTGTTATTGTAAATAAAGCTTTGGCTCGCGGCATTACTATACGTGATGAACGCTTTGATAATGTTATTATTAATTCCGTGTATAAAGAAGACAGAATACAAGCAGCTCGTCAGACTTTTCAGTATCAACGACATCTTAAAACTTTTGCGCCCGAGATACCAGATGAATATTTAAATACATGGTTGTCAGTAGACAAATGTCGAGAATTGGCAGAATACATGGCTATACCAGAATTAGACAAAACTAATAAAGGTAAAACTATGACTTGGAACCGACTTAAAGAGTATTTACCTACTATTGGCTACATTGTCGAGCAGAAACGTAAACGACTTAATGGAGCCAAAAATGCAACGCAAGCTTACTACATTACTGGTGAGTGGCATGATGTCGAGCTTGTTGACAATAACTTTTTGCAGCTTGTAGAGGCTAAGTCGCAGCTTGACCCAGCTTCTGATACATAAGCTCCCAGCTCCTGCGGCCTCGCTTATCATCCCAGGGAGAGGATTATTGTCCTCTCTCTTTTTGTTATATTTATTATAACATAATTTTATAGTGAAGTCAAGTAGTAGACTTTAGTATAGTAGCATGGTAGCATAGTGAAGTATTGTTAGGGTTTTGTTAATTTGATCGACCGGAAGATGTAATTTACACATGTTTAACTTGACAGTATATAATTTCTATGATATACTAATTTCAAGAAGTGAAGGAAAACACTGAAAACCAGAAAGGAATTAAAGTATGTATAAGTATGAACAGGACATTCAGGAAGCTAATGAACGGTATGTTGCTCTGATAAAGGAAGCACAAGAAGCATGTGATGGTTATTTACATGATGATGATTGTGAATGGGCAAAAATGCATGTTTTTGGTATGAGTGGTTGCGGCAGTAATATTTCTATGAATGTATATATTGCTATTCAAAAGCATTATAAGTGGGATAGAGAAAAGGGTTATATTCGTAAAGATAAACCCTATGACCGTACCGCAAATGCTTTTGGGTGTCCTGGTTTATCTGTGCCGGAATTGAAAATGCCGTTTGCTTTGAGTGATAATCATTCTGCGGGTTTGTATTTTTTGGGAATGATTGGTGTTAATCCGGCAGGGCAAGAATATTATCTTGTAAAAATTGGCGCGGCTACTGACATTGCTGAACGTGTCAACGCTTATGCTGCGTATAATCCTATGATTTATCATAATAATATTGTATATAATTGTACAAATATTGCTGAAAACGAACGTAAGGCCCATGAATTTTTGGCTAAAATTTCTTATGCGCGAGGTCAAAAAACTCGGGAATGGTTTTATGTATCAAAGCCGATTTACTATAATTTGTGTAGGAATCCGTGGAAGTATATTTTCAAAGAGGGTTAAACCCTCTTTTAATTTAATTAAATGTAAATTACATTAACCGGATTATATAATTTACACATGCTTAAAAAATAAGGGCTTACGCCCTTTTCTTAACAATGAGGACAGTGGAGACAATCATCTCGGCAACCATAACAGGGGTCATCGTCCTCATCGTTGTCGTTCCAATCATCATCATCATCGTTGTCGTCATCATCATCGTCATGCTCATAGAGTTCAATATCATCCGCATCCTCATAAGGCATACGATTGATATAAACATCATATCCCGCGTCACGCGCCGCATCAATTGCGACCTGAATATCGGTAGCATACTTGTCCTTTTCCTGTTCCTGATACTTGCGAATAGCATCATCAATGCTATCTCGCATAGCCTTGAGCGCTTCGATGGGCATATCAGTCAGAACCATACCACCGTTGATGGAAGTGCCGCACTTGATGTTAGAGTTCATATTCATATTGTTTCCTTTCTCTCTTGGGTTTGTTAAGTGTTTTCCTTCACTTGATGTTATTATTATAGCAGATGGAGTGGAGTTTGTCAAGTTAAGAGTTTGTTATCTATTGAGTATCGCAATCAGGATAGCCGCAATGATTATGATAATCAAAGTGATTCCCCAACTTATCCAGATAGGCGCAAGCACCCAAATCCAACTCCAGTTAATGACCTTGCACAGTTTCAACACGATGAAAGCAATGCCGAGCAGAGTGCCGAATCCGCCGAAATGAACCGTAATTTTCTTATCTTCCATGTTCATGTTCCTTTCTGGTTTGAAGTGTTTCCCTTCACTTGATGTAATAAGTATAGCAGAAAATCGGTTAGAAGTCAAGTTAAAAGTATATGAATTAAATTAACCGGACTATTTAATTTACATAAAATTAAAGAGGATTATTCATCCTCTTTAATTTCTCCTTTCTCAAATTCCCAATCTAATACATCGGAAACAATTTCCACAGAAAAGGTTTCACCATTATCAGTAACGAACTGATAAGTATAGTCCCCAATGTCCTCAAAAGAAACAATATTACTTGATTCTTTAAGATAGTATTCAATCGCCTTGCGCGCTCGCGGGATAGAAGTGTAAGAACCAAACAGACCCCTGCCGTAATAGTTAGAAAGAACAGTGTAAATCAGCATAGTGTTTTGCTCCTCTCTTGTTTGTAACTATAGTATACTATATTTTAGATGAAATGTCAAGTTAAATATAGATGAATTACAATTTCCGGGACATGTAATTAACATAAAATTAAAGAAGGGGATTACTCCCCTTCTGCCTTTTTCTTTGCGGCGGCTTCGCGCTTGGCCTTATCCTTTGCGGCCTTTTCGGCACGCTCGGCGGCTTTCGCGGCTTTCTTAGCCTGCTTTTCCTCATAGTCGGCAATCTCGCTTGCCATCAGTTCATCGGCGGTGCAGTCCTCGCGTTCTTCCGCGACTATGATACCGACGCGGGCATAACGACGAACGCCGTTATCATCCTCAACGATGCAACCATACTGGCGGTCATTGATTTTGTGGAAGTCCTCACGGTTTGCCATGTCCAGAATGTTAAACAGGGCGACACGAATGTTAGCATCAACAGCGGCTTTGGAAATCTTCGGCATATCTTTTCCCTTTCTGGTTTTGTAAGTGTTTTCCTTCACTTTCTGAATTTATTATACACCTAATTTTGAAAATTGTCAAGTGTTTTGAAAGTTAATTGTGCGTAAATTACATATGCCGGGATATGTAATTAACAAGGAATTAAAAGAGTGGTTAAACCACTCTTTTAACATCCATCCAACAATTTCGTCTTATTCCTTTACCATGTGGCATTTTCTTTTTAGCGGAAAAACACCGCTTGAAAATTGTTGTCTCTATGTATACATCCTCAAGCCCTTTGTGTTCTTCTTCATACGTTGCGTTAAGTGTTAAGTATTTGTAAACTGTCTCTGCGCTTGTGCTGTAATTTTTGGCGGTCGGTTCACCTTTGCGGTTGCTTGTCAAATTATTGTTTTCGCAAAATTCTTTATAGGTTTTGCGCTGGCACAAAGTTTGACAAGCCATGTTCCAAATACAGATAAAGTTTGTTCCATAAGGGAAAAAATATCTGTATTTTGACTTTGTTAACCATCGCTGTGTGATGTTCAATGCGTTGCGGTCAAAGTGTGCGTTATAGGCGGCAACATCTGTTATATTATACTTTTTCATCATACCGATAATATAACGCCTGATGTTATAAAAGTCAAGCATCACACGATTGTTATTGTGAATTTCTTCTATGTATTCAGGGATTTTCGCGGCATAATAGGCGGTTTGCATCATGTCGCGCTCATAGACAAAAATATCACGCACAACAAAGGAAAAACGCTCATAAATGCGACCTTGCTTGTCAGTGACTACACCACCAATATCATACACCAAAGGGTCATCCAGGCTGTTAGCTGTTTCTACGTCTACCACCAAATAGTAATGAATTCTCTTGTCAGGCATAAAGCAAATCTCCTTTTCTTTTAATGTCTTTATTATATCAAATAATCAGAGTAAATGCAAGTTAAATGTTTGTAAACTAGATATACCGGGCCATGTAATTAACATTCGTTTAACAAAAGAAAATCCGCCTTGTGGCGGATTTTCTTTTCTTTTACACAAGCCGATAGGTATTCGGCTTGCCCTTGTGTTCCGTAGTGATAAGCTCGGCGGCCATTTCACGCCGAAGAATGTTCTGCACCTTGGGCGCGGAGTTTGCGCCTTCGGGCAGACGGTCAGCGGCTGCGGCATAGATTTCCTTGGCCGTCATGTCAGTAGTGATGACCTCGCGCAGAATAGGGATAACCTGCGTGGTCAGTTCCACACGAGCCGCGGCGGTTGCGGCCTTGCGCTTTGCGCTCTGTTCGGCCTTCTTTTCGTCGCTGGTGTTGCGCGGCTTGGAAAGCTGCGCAATCATGGCGCGGATAGTGTCGGCGGCTTCGGTCTGTTCGGCGGGGATGGAGTTGAGCGCGATGGTGAGGGCTTCCTTCTTAGTCATAGTGTTTCCCTTTCTGGTTTGTGAGGTTTTCCTTCCTCTGTTGTGTATTCATTATAGCACGTTCTGTGCTTAATGTCAAGTTAATTCTTTGTTAAGTTGAGAGGGCTTTTGTAAAATGTACCCATTCATTTTACATAAGATACGTTTCTGCTGTCCATTGGGCTTTGTTTCTGTTCTACCTCTTGCCCTCTCAACGATATAAGTATAGCAGAATTTGCACAAAAAGTCAATACCTTTTCATGTTAAACGTATGTAAATTACATCGTCCGGCTCATGTAATTAACATAGCTGCAATAGAAAAGGCCCTGTATGGGCCTTAACCTGGATTTAATAATCGCATTGTATACCTGCATACTCGGCAAGGCGGCGCATACGATGAACCAAACCAACAGCATAATTAGATAACTCGTTTGCTTCATCCAATTTTGCGTTTATATATTCTGCCATAGCACAATATACGGTTTCACATTCGCGTTTGTTTGCGCGCTTGCGCCTCATGCAAAATTCATCGGTCGCGCCCAAATCGCGGAAAGGAAAAAACTTAATTCCCATTGTTATACTATGCTTTTTCGCAACCTTGGAAAGAATGTAACTTTCAATGATTGCATCATCAAGCGCGGTATGACTTTCGACAAAATCATACTTATCACAGAGATAACGGAAAGTGCTTTCCGCGCTGGTTTTAAAGAATGTTCCCGAATTAGTGAGCATAGCATGTTCTAGACACTTATTTTTATAAGTGCTATTATTCAATAGGTGAGTAGTAGCAAGTCCCCACATATCAAAAAGCGGATATTCGCGCCCACGAAAACGAAAAATTTCGGCTTCAAAATCGGGGTTCGGCTGGTTGCGCTCTCCATCTGCAATACGCGCCGCGCTTTTACGCTGTATCTGTTCCCACTGATAATAATTAGTGCTATACAATTCCTGAATGTAAAGTTCAGTAAAAGGAATAGCCTTCTTAAAATCGAACATGGAATTAAACGCGCCCACGCCATCAACCTTGGACATATCGGAAATTAACATTTCCATAACTTCATTCCACGGTTTTATGCTGGTTTCATTCTTGCGCAACATTTCAATATAAATGGGGCGCTTATCGGCATAATACGCCGTATTGAATACAGCAGGAACGGCAAAAGTTTCGGCAATCAAAAACTGTTTGCTTTCCAGAATATCGCCCGCGCGATTAGTCATAGTCCATCCAATATCATAAATTAGGGGCTTGGCAATTGCTATGCGCTTTTTGCGCTCGGGATTATCGCCCGCGATTTCATCTGCAAAAGGCAGAGTCGCAGTTTCGCAGTCCAACATGAGATAAAGCTTTTTCTTATTCGCCATTATAAATCCTTTCTGGTTTGTGTTGTTTTCCTTCAACTCTGGATATATTATAGCAGATATACAGAAAGATGTCAAATTAAGATTGTGTAAATTACATATCCCGGTATATCTAATTAACATTGGTTTAATAAAAAAATTAACCCTTGCGGGTTAATCTTTTGTTATGGTATTGAGATGATGCTGATACAAGGTCTTAAAAGCGGCGGCGTCAGCGTCAATATTCCAACTGTTATTCTTTTTCAGATACTGAACGATTTTACCATTATTGCTTACTTCACAAGTGATATAATTTTTATCGGGGTCAGACTTGCGGCGCACAACCACAACATGGGTTTCCCCATTGTGAACGCGCTCCATATACATACGCTCAACGCAATTATTTTGACGTTCGCCTTCATTATGAAATTCATCTTTAGTCAAAAGCGGGCGCACAATGAAAATTTCGTTTTCAAAAGAAAGCCACGGTTTATTATTATGCTTTTCAAGGTTTTCATTATAATGCGCGTCTTTGTATTCCTTTTCCAGATAGCGCAAATGCGCATAATTGGAAAGAAGATTAGGCTTTATTTCAACGCTACCATAAAGCGTCATACAAATTTTGTAATAGTTACGAATCAAATTTGTGATTTCATTCAGGCTGTAATAACCATAGAATGAATCCAAATGTTCATGGATTGCGCGGTTGAGAATGGTTTTCAGATAGTCATAAGGCAAATCACTTATCAGACGGCGGAACGCTTCTTTTGCCCATTCGGGTTTACCTTCCAGAAATTCGGAATACTTCTTTTCAGCCAAGAAATTACTAACGGTTCTGTTATCAAAGAAACCACAGTTGTTTTCTTTGATATAAGCAACCAAATCTTTTGTCAAAGACGCTGTGTTGTCCAAATCGCCCACATCAGCGGGAAGCAAGCCGACGCTGATAAGCTGTTCAAGCCTATTGCCACGAGAATTAGTATACTGGAAATTATACAAGCCCTGCCATTCGCGGAAACGGCGCACAGCATAGCCAAGCAAAGTTGCATCAGTGAATCGCCTGTCATAGCGGCCAGGCAAATTCTTATAGGTAAAGCAGGAAGGAACAGTCTTAACAGGCTTGCCGGTCTTGCCGATGAAAGAACCGTCAGAAATGTTCCACGCGCCCATTTTGATAACCCCATCATACACCACGATGAAATTGCGCTCTTTCCTAAACTCCATGTTCAATCCCTTTCTGGTTTATCGTTGTTTTCCTTCAACTTTGTGAGTATAGTATAGCACAAGTAATGTTAAGAATCAACTATTATTTTTGTTAAACGTGCGTAAATTAGAGATACCGGACGATGTAATTAACATTTGTTTTATATAAAAAAAATGCCCTTATCAGGGCATTTTCTTTTTGAGATTAGACGCGAGAATACTTGTAAGCATCCTTGCCGTTCTCATGCCGCTGGACTTCATTAGTCCAGTAGTGCAGGAAAGCATACTGCATCTTAGATGCGGTAAAGCCATCCGGCATATCCGCGGCGACAACTTCCCAAAGTTCCTTAACGGTCATGGGAGTATTCCATGTGGTAGACGCCATTACCACGTCATGCGCGGTATCATACAGTTCCGCATTAGCGCGGGACTTTGCGGTCAGGCGCTCATACTCCGCGTTGACTTCATCGCGCAGAGTGGACAGGTCAACAGTGTCATCGCCGTTCAGATAGTTACGCAGGGCTTCAAGAGTGGACTTCTTCATAATGGTAATTCCTTTCTCGTTTTAGAGGGTGTCGTTCCCTTTGATGTATTTATTATAGCAGAGATTTGCTATAATGTCAAGTTAATTGTTTGTTAAGAGATTCGGAGTTTTAGGATTTGTTTTCCTGTCCCTCAACTGAATATAGTATAGCAGAATTAGAATAAAATGTCAAGGTTTTAGGATGTTAAGTTTATGTAAATTAGATACACCGGAAAATGAAATTAAAATTGAAATTACAAAAGGATTAGGTTTCCCTAATCCATTCCCATTTATTCCAATCATATTTATAAAGACCTTTTGTAGAAGGTATTTGCCAACCCCAAATCTCTTTTATATAACCTTGCACTTCATGCGATAAAGGGCTGGTAATTTCTATATATTCACAATGAACAAATAAGTTGTCAAGAATATTTTCAAATCTTTCTTCAAAGATAAATGGCATGGTTAACCATTTTTTATCTTTATCAAAAAATCGAATAGTGCTTACTTGCTGCCGCATAGCAAGAATTTCTTTTTCATACTCTTGGCATTTGTACTGGTCATCAAATTCATTCCCATCAACCGCAACATACAAAATACGAGTATACATAAATCTTGCTCCTTTGAATAAAATGGTGCGCGTGGCGGGACTCGAACCCGCGACTCATGGATTAAAAGTCCATTACCTTACCACTTGGTTACACGCGCACATCTGCCCACCATGTCTGATGGGCGTTCGATAAGTTTCATGGCAGTTATCGGCGGTTGTTCGTGCGCACTTGATGTGTTGTGCCGCGCAAGGTTTTGCCATCTCCCCTTGCCTTGTGTATTTATTATAACCCAATTTCTACTAAAAGTCAAGTTAAAAGGTTGTTAAATAAATTATCCGGTAGATGAATTTAACATACAGTTTACTTGACAAATAATAGAATTTCTGCTATACTATACTTACAAAAGCGAAAGGAAAATCGCTAACACCAGAAAGGGAATTTATGAACGCGAATGAAATCAAGGCAACCGCGCGTCAGATGACCATTGCTGCTATCATGCCTATGCTTCAGGAAAATGATGCAGTCAAGTTTGCGGATGGCTCTTTTGCTATCCTTCAGACTGTTGAGGGTCAGGAAGTCTGGACGGAAGTTACCGTCAAGTCTAAGGCATGGAATGACACTAAGGTGTCTAAGGCCTTTGACCCTTACGAAAAGGCTGCCGAATGGGAAGCCGAACGTAACATCAAAGCACAGAACAAGGCTGCAAAGGAAGCAGAAAAGGCTGCCAAGATTGCGGCAAAGGAAAAGAAGGCGTAAGCCTTCTTTTTTATTTATATGTTAATTATATCGTCCGGTATATGTAATTAACATAAAGGGGGTATCCTTTTAAGTGGATACCCGAATAATAAATCTATATTTAGTTGCGCTATACCGATATGAAATTACAGTTTTATTTAATAGAGGTTTTGGGATTTCGTTTATATTGCCTACAAATAATGCGCGACTGATATTAGGATTCCAAATGATAACAGTTTTAATTTGAATTTGATTTTGTGCGCGATTAATTAGTTTTGCTACATTCATTTTTCTATCCCCTTTCTATAATCAGTTTAACATAAATAAGAAATAATGTCAAGTAAATAATATGTTATTTTAATTTACCGGATAATATAGTTTACAAAGAATTAACTTGATTTTTGATATAAAATATGCTATACTAATTACAATAAAAGAAAGGGGCGTTGACCATGACTTACCAGATGCGTGCTTATCTTTATATTAAGGCTATGTTTGAGTATGTCAATGATTGGCATAATTGGAATGATATAATGGAAGCTACGGAAAAAACATTTTGGCACACTGGAAAGCAAGCGACAGTTGAGTGTGGTTCGGCACGAATGGTTATTGTTGGCAAAGATTTTGCTGTTAAGTGGGATTATGATGAATGTGTTAATGAAATTGGTGGTTGTGAAGATGAATTTCAGAAGTATAAGATTTCATTATCTTCTGGATATTCTTATCTTCTTGCACCGGTATTTCGTTTTTCCTATCGTGAACGCTATTTCTATGTGATGCCAAAAGCTACAAATATTGGTAGTGGTAAAGATATTCGGCTTGCTATTCGGCAGGATGAATATAAATGGTTGACTGCCAATGTTGGTGATTTGCATAGTTGGAATTGGGGTTTTCTTAATGGAAAACCTGTCGTAATAGATTATGCTTGTAACCCAAATAATACGCCCTATTTTGAATAGGGTGTTTTTATTATAGATATGTTAAATACACATGCCGGGTTATTTAATTAACATAGAAATAAGAGAACGCTATGCGTTCTCCCATTCTTCCCATGATTCCCAATGTGCGCCCCAATCATCGCAATCTTCCATTGGGTCATGAATATAACATATTCCTTTTTCATAATAGGGGCAATCCCATCCATTTACTGGGCAATAAATGGGTTCGCGCTTATTGGTATTAGGGTCAAAGTGCTTACCATCACTTTCTTTAATTGCCATGTAATTTAATTCCTTTCATAGATATTTTTCTTTGAAAATATTTTTGTTTTCTCTTTTTATTTTTGGCTGTGCGCCACATTGTGCGGTATAGTCCTTTATTGTTTCCACCAAGATTGTTGTCTACAGCACAACCGCCCCACCAATAACAGTTATAACCAAAAAATAGTTCGTCAAGAATATACCAATTCTCAAACTTTTTCCAATTACTCATAATCATATTCCTTTCTTTTATGTTTTGTCTTAGGGTTTTTCTTCTTGTTAGGAATGACTTTCGTGATAGGATTAACTGCTCCCCAATCGCCGCGTATTTTGCGGACAATTTCATAAGTGGTGTTAGTTTCTTTTTTCTTGCTCATTGTAATTCCCTCACTTTCAAGAATAGTATACTATATATAGGAATAAATGTCAAGTTAAACTATTGTAAAATAGATAACCCGGCAATTGTAATTAACATAGAATTAAAGAGGATGATTACTCATCCTCTTTTTGTGTTATGAGTGTGTTAAAACCCACAGTGTTAAGTTTCTTAACAACCTTGCGCGCTTCGCGCTTGCGCTCTTTTTCCTTTTCGGCGCGTTCGGCTTTTTCTTTACGCTTGGCTTCTTTATCGGCTTTGTCGGCTTTGACGAGTTCCCATGCTTCATGCTCGGCGTAACCGTCATAAGCGTCGTAACCGCCTGCGCCGTTGCGAGTGCCGCGAGGAATGGATACCTTAATGAGCGCAAACTTTTCGTTACCTTCAGCGTCCACAACAGGCATGGTCAGTTCGCTGGGACTAACGTCCATAACGTCAGTGTCAAAGTGCGCGGAAAGATTATCCATGAGGAAGTCGAGAATTTGGTTGCGGATAGCGGTTTCGAGGGCTGCCTTGCTCTGTGCCATAATGTTTTGCTCCTTTCGTTCTCTGTGTATATAGTATAGCAGATTTGGAGAGAGAAGTCAAGTTAAATTTCAGTTAATGGACAATTTTCATAATCGTTATTACTTTCTAAACCTTCATAAAAAAGAATAGAGCAAAAACCTTCCCTTTCATCACAAATAGGACATTCGCTACAATCATTAGGCTTTTTATCCCAACAAGATATTACAATCATTTGACTTTCCCCTTTCGATTTCTATATTTATTATAACTCAAATTTTGAAAAAAGTCAAGTAAATTTTTTGTTAAATTCATTGTCCGGATAATTTAATTAACATTGAATTTAAAAAGGCGGTTATTCCGCCTTTAAGAGATTGTTAAGAACTTCAAAGATTTCATCTGGTTTATATGCGATGCCGCCCCATGTATCACGGTTGCGCGCTTCATCATCAAATAGGATGCCTTCGCCGCAAGTTTCCCATTTATTGCGTCCATGCGTGACAATATGGATTGTGTTCCAATGAACCGACGGCATGTGCAGGTTAAGCCAAAATGTTTTGGCGCTTGTAACCATTTCGTCATATTCTGCGGAACTGTCGCGGCTAAGCCAGCTAATTACGCCGATTTCATAACCGCGCGCTTGCAGCCTGTTTAACGCTCGTGCCAGCCTGGACAGATTTATAAGCGGCTTAGCAATCGCGTAGGGCGTCGGGTCGGATGCGCGAAGCATAGTAAGCCAGTCAGTTACACCATACAAATCCGCAATCGTGCCGTCCATATCAAACCAAATTGTCATAATGTGTTTGCTCCCTTCATTTGATGATTTAATTATAGCATAGGGGAAGTAAGAAGTCAAGTTAAATGTATGTTAATTTAAATTGCCGGTTTATGTAATTAACATAGTAGAAGCATAGATTACTCTATGCTATCAGGTATGGCGATAACCTTATTCAAGGCTTCCATTGCTTCTGTAAGACGAAAAGTAGGCTCATGGTCATTATAATCATAATCGTCTGAACCTTCCCATTCATCCAACACAGCTTCTACATAATCACGCGCACGAATCAGCAGCTCCCAGTTTTCTTTTGTTGGCTTATACATAATTTCTCCTTTCCAGCTGGCAGCTCCCAGCTCCAGCTTCTATATATATTATATCAGCTTTTGAGCAGCTTGTCAAGTTAAAAACATGTAAAATAGAGTGCGGCTCACCAGCCTCACTCAGCTTATAGTTAGGCAACACAAACAGACCTGATGCACAGGCCGCTTTACAGAAATTTAATAATGCCTTAACCATAAGCTAATATCTCCTTAACAGAATCATAACAATCACCTCTTTCCCTATACTATCCACCATTGTTAATTATAGCACAAAAAGCAAGGACTGTCAAGTTAAATGTATGTAAATTACATAGCCCGGTCTATGTAATTAACATATACATAATAAAAGAAATGCGGGTTAATCCCGCAAATCACAAATGAGAATAGGAGTAGCACTCATAAAGAGAAAAATCATCACGTTGTGGATTTTGTCGCGGTTATTCCAGATGAAATCACGCGCGGCGCGGGTAGTATAGAAATACTGAAAAGTCGCGGTGCCGGTCTCGTTGACGATGTAATCAATGGAGTAAAGCGGAAGATTCATAGTAGCAACCTCTTTTCTTGATTTCTTGAGAATAGTATACCAGAAAAGAGTATAGATGTCAAGTTAAATATTGGAAAATTAGATTAGCCGGCAGATGTAATTAACATAGATATAAAAGGGGTTAGCAATATACTAACCCCATATCGCGCCACCGCAAAACACTGATTTGGTTACACGCTTTACCGATGGTTAACGCTTCGCGCTTTGTGTTGACGCGCTTGCTCTTGTCGATATAATAAATGCCTTCGCTGTACCAGATGCCGCAATCGCCATTATATGCTTTTACTGCGTTAATGGCTTCGCGTGCGCTTGTAGTTTCGATGCCTTCTGTGGCAACTTGCCAACCGGTTTTATAGGTAATGATTCTACCCTTTTTCAAAGTCAAACCGTCGTTGTTGGTCAACTTTTTGATGGTACGAATGTTAATCATGTTATTTGCTCCCTTCATTGTTTATGTATATATTATAATGGGTAGAAACGAATTTGTCAAGTTAAGATTATATGTATTAGATTTTCCGGTAAATGTAATTTACATAGATATAAAAGAAGAAGTCGGATTATTCATCCGACTGTATGAAACCGGTCTCCATGATGGTGATGATGTCCTCAACGTGCTCCATCCGCGGGCCGATGCGGTAGTCCTGCTCAAAGTTGATGATGGTGAACAACTCGTCATAGCAGAACTCCTTGCAGTTGTAATCGTGAACGTGCATGTAACGCATGGTGTGGGCGATGGCTTCATCCATCGTGGGCGCGGCGCAGATGGTATCGCAGGCGAGTTTGTCATAAGCGACATAGATGGTAGAGTGCTTCATATGGGGTGTCCTCCTTCAAATTTTCTACGATCATTATACCAGAATCAATGTTAAGAATCAACAGAGTTGAGATTGAGTTTCTGTAAATTAGATTATCCGGGAGATGTAATTAACATAATATTAAAGGCCGCTTAGTGTGGCCTGCCCCATTTCAATGTGTCCCAGATGAGAATGTTCTTTTCCTTGCAATCCCAGATGAATTTGCGCCCATTAGGGAACCACAGTTCACCGTGGCCGCTTGCGATGCTCCAACCGTGGCACTTGCCGAAATGCTTTTCCATTTCGGCAATGCACTCTTCAAAGCTGCCGTCATGCACGAGGACGATAGTGTTATCATAACGAATGATGTTGGTATACATGGTATTTGCTCCTCTCGTTTGTTTCTGTATATATTATAATTGATAACAAGGGTAAAGTCAAGTTAATTGTTAGTAAATTAAAAGTGCCGGTAAATGTAATTTACAAATAAATAAAAAAGAGGATTATTCATCCTCTTCATTTTCGTCCCACGGCGCAAGATCATTGTCAAGACACCGCAGATAGAAAGCGAGTTCGTTTGCGTCATGGACGGAAACATCGTCGTTATCCCACGGAAAACCAATGGTTTCCCATTTTCCAGAACGTGACCAATCATTATCTGGCACATTCTTATTAAAGAAAGCACCGTAACGCGGAGAACCATAAGAATTGTCATGGCAGATAGCGTCTGCGCCCTCGTGGCCTTTAAAGGTCACATGCCAACCGCCTTGGAAAGCACAAATCTTGTCAAGTTCTACCTGCTGCGCGCGGCAAGCATTGACGAGTTCGACAAGAGAGTTGATGTATGCGGCATCAATCTGCATGGGAGTGAAGTGCATGTTCTCCTTAAGGGTCTGCTGTTCCTGATTAGTCATAAGTGGTTTCCTCCTTCATTTGATGATATAAGTATAGCATAGTTTTAATAAGGTGTCAAGTTAATAGTGTGTAAATTACTTTTGCCGGTTGATGTAATTTACATATGCATAATAAAAATCACGCGGGTGATCAGTCCGCGTGATTGGGCTTCAAACATCATTGACTTGCCCACGGTCAATGGGGAACGGTTTTCAATGTAATGGTGGGGTCTGTTCTCCACCGCCAAGTGGTCAGTTGCCCCTCATTCTACCCCATTGGAATCAGTCCCTTCTTGCTTTCGACATATATATAATAACATAAAGCAGTTAAAAAGTCAAGTTAATTGTTGGTTAATTACAATTCCCGGTAGATATAATTAACATAAAGGTAAAGTAAACACGGCTACGAAGAAAGTTGGCGTAGCCGTGGAAAGTACAATTTATTTATATTAATAATTCTGTTTAATAGGGTGGATTCATCGTCGTGCACCTCATAAGCTATTTCATGTTATTTTAATTACGTTTGATGCTTGGTTTAATGCTGCGGTGGCTCCATCTCTCAATGCTCCTTTCTCCCTTTCGACAAGTCTATTATATACCATAGACTAAGAAAAGTCAAGTTAATTGTATGTAAATTATATAGACCGGATGATGTAATTTACATATCTTTAATAAAAAAGCAGTTAGGAAAACTGCTTTCGATATTCGTGCCACCAGTGGTCGGCAAGGTGCTGTGCCTTGCGTCGATTGCGCCACCGTTTACAGTGGTGAATCTGTGCGTTATATTGTGCAATGCCATCGTGAAATGGTTTCTGCCATTTGACAATCTGCTTATGAATTGTGCGCCCCTTCATAAATATAACCTCACTTTCCGGATATAAGTTTCTTGTTTGATTCTGTAATTATTATAACAGAATGGAAATGAAATGTCAAGTTAAAGGATTGTAAAATAAAATTGCCGGTAAATATAATTTACATAAAAAGAAAATGAAATTATGGATGGACATTATTCCATCCATTTGGGTGTATATGCGCGATTGCGGTAGAAAAATTCACAGAAATGATAATCGTCTCCATCAATCCAAATGTTGTAATAACTTTCCATGTCAATTTCGCGGTCAAACTTCACTTCTACCGGATACCTGTCATTCAATCGCTGATAAAAGATTTCATACATCTTAAACACCTCTTTTATTTGATGATTTATTATATCATATTATATTGTGAATTGTCAAGTTAAATGTGGGTTAATTAAAGTATCCGGTAAATATAATTAACATACACATAATGAAAAGGACTAATAGCCCTTTTCGATGGTCATGAGGATTTCGCCGGTTTCATCATCGATGATGTCCGCCGTTTTGAACATATGATTCCACATCTGTTCTTCTACTTTGTCCTGCACTTCATTAATGGGGCAGTCGATAATGAGATAGTCGAATGCGTTGTCATAACGGACATTGACGTGAACGTGCGCGGTGTAAGTAATTTTCATAGTGGGTACCTCTCTTTCATTTGATGTATATAGTTTACCATATAGTTTCGGGAAAGTCAAGTTAAACATTTGTAAATTAAAACTGCCGGTAAATGAAATTAAAATTGATTTAACAAAAAAGAGGATGTTTAGTCCTCTTTAATATAAAACGCGATATACCTGCCGGTTTCGGGATTGCAATTATAAAAGGTAAACTCGTTGTACATCACGTCAAAATTACGAAACATCCAACCTGGTTTCATTTCGACGGCGAACATGGAATCGGGTCGCATTTTACACGGAACCATAATGAAAGACTTCTTTTCATTATACATCTTGCGCGCGATAGTCTTGTTAATCTTCTTCATGGTAATGACCTCACTTTTAGGATTTTTGTTCCGTCCCTTGGAACAATTATAGTATAGCAAAAAGAAAGTGAAATGTCAAGTTAAATGATTGTTAATTAGAGTGTCCGGGTAATGTAATTTACATAAATATAACTTGACATTTTGGGATGTTTCAATTATAATAAATATACAAACTAAAAGAAATGAGGTAATTTGAAATGACTACACAGTGTTACATTGTTGAAATCAACTCGGACAATGAATCCATGTTTGAAGCGCTGAATGAATATGGTTTTGATTATTGGACTGGCGCGTGTTGGGGTCGTATTGGGTACATGGAAGTTTATATTGACTGCTATCCCCATGAGATTAAGGATTTGGAAAACATTATGCAATGGTATGTTTAACATACCATTTCATTTTGAAATTATGTTAATTAGAAGTTCCGGATAATGTAATTTACAATAAGATAACTTTATAAATGATAATATGGGGTTGACATTTCGGAATGAAAATGATATAATAAATATAAGAAAATAAGGAAAGAGGTATTTTGAAATGTGGATGAAGTGTTATATTGTACGAGTAACGCATACTATTCAAACACTATTTGATACTTTAGACAGTATACATGCTACATATTATTGTGAAGAACATTGGTGTTTATCACAATATATTGAAGTTTATGTTGATGGTATACCTCATAAGTTTCAGGAAATTGATAAAATTATGAAACAGTATAGTTAATATACTGTTTCATTTTGAAATGCGGGTTAATTTTCCGGACCGGCCGTTGTAATTTACAAATAATTAATGAAATTACTATTGACAATGAAATGTCAATTTGTTATAATAGTATCATCAAAGCAGGGAGGTTTTAGGATTATGTGGAAATCATTGTTTACGAATTTGGCGGCGCGTGCGATTATCATATTACTCGCGGCCGCACTTATGACGCCGTTTTATAACAATACGTTGGCATGGAATTGGAATTTACCGCCCTTGGGGTTTTGGGAAATTGTATTTGGTTTGTGGGCGTTGCGTTTTTGTAAAAGCGCCATTTGGAATGACATAGAAAAAGACCCGTAGAAATACGGGTTATTTTTTGTCTAAATTAAATTGAATTTTTGTCCTTGCTTTTAATTTGAAATTGTGATATAATTTTTATAGAAAAACAAAGGAGGTTTCGGGAAATGAATACTAAACGGCAATATCGTAAAACTTGGCAATATCAAATTAAAATGTGGTTATATAGGCTGACATTTCGGGATATAACTTATACAACGAAACAGATTATCTTATTTATTATTGAAATTGTAATGACACTTTTAGGATTAGGAATATTATTAATATTACCGGCATTTTTCCGGTAATTAAAATAAAACATATGTTAATTATACTATCCGGATATTGTAATTAACATAAAATTAAAAGGGTAGTTTTCTACCCTTAAAAACGTTTATATGCGCTGACTTGACGAAAAGTGTTATATTCCTGTTCGGTTATTTCTTTACCATAAATAACCAGTCGTGTATGCTTGACACTTGGCATCTTGCGTGCTTTGTCGCACGCTTCCAGTAGATTTCGCGCGCGAATAGCGAATTTAATTTCTGTACTATGTCCAGTTCCACAGTGACCACGATGACACATAACCATGAAGTAACGCATTGTTAATATCTCCTTTCTTTACTATGGTTATATTATATACATATATACACCATTTGTCAAGTTAAATATATGTTAATTAGATAGGCCGGATAAAGTAATTAACATAAGAGAATAGCGGTTGCCCGCTATTCTTCTTCTGTTTCAGAGTAATTACTGCGGAAAAATTCATTTTCGGCATCTTGTATTTCATCTGCAAAACGGTCATAGAAACCATCATGTTCGCGCGCCCAGTCCAAAAGTTCAAAGAAAGAGATGGAATATTGAAGTTCAGTTTTGTAGTCTGTCCAATCCATCCGTTCTATGACATTTTCGCGCGCGTCCGTTTCTGTCTCGAAGATGTCGCCCCATGCGCTTTCCCACTGTGCCATTATAATAATCTCCTTTCTGTTTATGGTTATATTATACCATAATTTATATATTGCGTCAAGTAAATAGTTTGTTAAGCAGCTTGCATATATGTGAAATTATATAGCAGCTCGCCCAGCTCCCAGCTCGCCCAGCTCCCAGCTCGCAAGCCGCCGAAGCCGAGGCGGGCACGACTCGGCTTCAATAAGGCATAACTCTCCCATAAAAATTTACTCAATTTTAACAGAGTTGTCGCGCTCCTTAACCAAAAATTAACATTTCCCCATCATCTTTATTGTATCACATATCAAGTTAAAAATCAAGGTAATATAAGTAAAAAGTATGTTAATTTAATAGTGTTAATACTATGTAAATTAGATCGCCCGGGCGATGTAATTTACATAGCGTTAACGTTAGTTGTGACTAACTTAAATGTTAAAAAAAAGAAAAGAGGGCATTAAGCCCTCTTTAAGATTGCGCGCCTGCGCTCGATGTAACGCAAGGCATGCATGCAATCGTAGAATGCTTCGCGGGCCGTGTTAGCAACCCATAGAAATTTCGGCGTGTCAATGTCCCAGCAACCAGTCAACTCGATAACCTCGATATTCCATCCCATCGCGGTTTTTCTCATAGTCAACTCAACCTCACCAGAAGCACTGTCGTTGCCGTGGTCGAAATGGTAGCAATTCTCGCCGCGCATGATGTACAAATCTTTCATGGTTCAATCTCCTTTCATATCATGGAAAGGGCTTGCGCCCTTTCCTTAGTCGTGATAGGTGTCGGTTCCGGCCTGCCGGATCGCATACCGTTTTGCGCCGTTGACGGTTTTGAACCCCTTGCCCAGTGTCCATCCCCACGAGCCGCCCTCGCCAACGTGATACAGTCCATCACACATTGGAGTCAAGTCTACCGTCCAATAGCGATGTTTGTTACCGAAATACAACATGGAACACACCCCTTTCAAATGGGGCAAGGGCTTGCGCCCTTGCCGTATTACAGTTCATAGCGGCCTACATAGCGGCTGCCCGCATCTTCCAAGGCGTCACGAATGACGGCAATGTCCTCTTCGTAAAAGACGATGATGTGAACGAGCGTCCGCTTACGCTCGATCATGCAACCGAATGCCCTTACGCAACCGGCAAGGGCTTGCTCGAAGTAAATCGAGTTAACAATCCGCATTTTCAGAACCATGTTTACAACTCCTTTCAAATGGAGAGGGCTTATGCCCTCTCCTTGTTGATGCGCTCGAACTCGAGCATCAGGTTGGTGAGCACCTTGTAGGTGAACCGTTCAGCACAGTGATACAAGGCGCTCAGGTTGTACGTGGTCAGCGCATTGATAACGCCGTCGCCGCACTCGCTGTCGAAGTCGTGCAGATCGTAGGTGTCAATCATGGGCGTGAGATCCTCAGCGCAGCCGTAGTAGAACAGGGTGGCTACGTGCTGCTCAGGTTTGAAATCGAGATGGCCAAAGGGGCCGTCAAAGCTCCAGTTATCAGGGTCAAGGTCGAAGTGCATGGAGAACTCTGCCATGCAGAAGTTCTCATCGAAGAACAAAGCGCCATGCTCGTTGGAGACGTTGTAGTTGCAGATGTGCATCATGGAAAACACTCCTTTCGTTGTTGGGGCAGGGGCTTGCGCCCCTGCCCTTGGTCGGGTTAGTCGTCGGCATCGTTGACCACGATGTCAATCTGGACGTTGCGCAGGCCGCCGACCCACTTGCCATTGACGGCCTTCGCGCAGACCTTCTCCCACGCCCTCGCATAGGGCGCGTTCGGGCAACCCATGTCAGGCGCGAGGTCCTCGCGCTTGGTCAGGTCGGTGTCGTACTCGGCGATGGGGACGCCGAAGGTCTGGCGGATGGCTGCGTACTCGCAGCGCAGGATGGCCACGCCGCCGTTGTGGACGCCGAGCGCCGGCGCCGCCTTGCGGCCATTGGCGCCGAACTTGACCAGCGCCGCCAGCACCGCTTCGCGGTCATAGACCGCGACCTTGACGCTGCCAGCGTGGCCGCCACGGGCACCGCGCTTGATGGCGGCGATGGCGTAGCGTTCGGCGTGGTTGGGGTTCTGGACGTAGTCCAGTGCGAGCTCCAGCACGGTCAGGTCGGGCTGGACGTTGCCGTAGGGCAGGAACCTGCCCTTGAGAAACTTGACTTCGTAGCGCATGATAATGCTCCTTTCGTTGATGGGCATAGTTGTGTCTTTGAGTTGGTCGGTCGTGCGGTCGGTTGTCGTGCGTCATGGTTCTAACTATGCTTGATGCGAGCCTCTATCCAATACCCCATCGTCGCCAGCTTGCAGCGCGCTCCCTCGCGCTGGTGTGGATTGCCAGCTCTGGTATGGCCGTTTTGGGCATAGTATCCCTGTGGAGTTTTCAAGGTTCATGGTCAAAGGAACGTTTTCCCGATGGGGCAGCATCCCGTCCCCACCTGCCCGTGGGGCCGTTCCCTCAACCGCAAGACAAGTATAACACAGCTATACAGCCATGTCAACACTTTTTGACGCGCCCTGCAATTTTTTGCACGTTGCACAAAAAGGCGGGGGGCTGTATTGTGGGATTTGCACAATTTGACGCACACACGCCACCGGCCCCTCCCAACATTCCACCAACCAGTTCAAAATAAGACCTAAACACTTGACAAATCTAAAAAAATATGTTATCCTAATCATGAAGGAAGTTGTATTCACCCATGAGGTGTATAACATTGAAAAAAAAATACTCACTCGACTACTCTATCGAACGTGACATTGATCGATTACACGCAATCGAAGAAATCCTTGACACGCTCGATACCAACCCAACCAATACTGAACTTGAACAAATGGCATCATACATCCTATATGGGAAAGATGAAAATGGTAAAAATTCTATCCAACGAGGAGAAACCACCGATAGCGATAAGCGCTACAAATCGTTTCAACGTGCCGCAGATAAAGTTCAATCGCTAGACGAAATTTTAGATAATCCACTAGCCGATCAGCAAAACCTCCAAAAAATGGACGAGCGCTACATCTACACCAAAAAGAAACCAACTATCGCGCGCCCAAAATATGATAAAAAAACAGGTACCCTCCTAGACATAGGGGACGGTGACATTCCCGGAATGGCCTAGTTATGGAATGATATTGACAGATTGGACCACATTCTGGCCGTCAATGAAGGCAAAATCCCACCTGATGAAACTACCCAAATCTTTTCCGATCCTTATCGTCTATATCAATTTAAGCACATGCTTATAGATGTGCGGCGCCACCAATACTATTTAAAAGACGCATACAAACCCACTCTCCATTTTCTCTCACTCGTCCCTTCTAAATCACAAACCTACAACTGGGACGCCAATTCCGCTTATTGGATGACGCGCGAAGAATGGTAGGCGCGCACCGACAACGCTCTTCTCTCTTCCATTTCTACCAATATCGAAGATTACGAAACACGCATAAACGCAGAAACAGGTAAAGAAGAAGTAAAGTGGGTGGTAAGACATCAAATTTTCGATTGGGAAAATCCAGCTCATATTAAGGCTCTCCTCAACTTTTATAGTGCTATCTACATGGAACTATATGATAAATTAGATAGCTGGGGCCGCACCTTAATATATGATTTTGACCGCTACTTTGATATGTGTGAATTTAGTGAAGTGCGCGAATACATTGTTACTCGTAAAATCGACCGTGTATCGCACGCCCAAATTGCCGCTGAACTGCAAGAAAAATTCGGTCTAAAATATAATGAAAATCACATCTGCACTATTTTGTCAAAAGAAGTGCCAGAAAAAATGGCGCAAACCGCAACAAAATACCGTATGTTATTGACTACTCCGCAACCTGAACGTAAGAGATGTTTTACTTGCGGCCGCTGGCTACCGCGCAATAACTATTTCTTCGCTACCAACAACAGCCGCAAAGACCATTTCGCTTCTAATTGTAAAGAATGTGAAAAAAAGAAACGTATAGAGAAAGGAGGACAAACCCAATATGACAGACGTAGTAAAGATGCGAAAATGTATGAAATGCAGACAGGAGAAACCAGAACATAATTTTCAATATACACCATCCAAATTTTTTCCTTCTCATCGCTCTCTCTATTGTACTACTTGTCTTGAACAAATGGTGTCGCAAGATAATTTTGGCGAAGTAGACCGGCTTTGCCGCTATCTTGACATACCCTTCGATCTAAATAAGTGGTCATCACTTTATGCTATACATAAAGATCATACGCTAACTGCCTACTTCAATACTTTACTGGATGAACACTATCAAGCATTACAATGGGCAGATGAAAATGAAAGATGGCGTCTGGCCCGCGAAGCCAACACCATAGATGAAGAGATTGCTGTGCTATCAGAGGCCCAATTTAAAAAATTAAAGAGAACATGGTCTCCTAATTACAACAAAGATGAACTTATATGGTTAGAAGACTATTATAACCAAATTTTAGCTACTCAAAATGTCTCAACTCCTATTCTTCAACATTACGCGCGCGACCTCTGCGAAATTGAACTGCGCATTAAGAAAGGTTTGCGCGATGGTGGAGATATTAAGAAGGACATGGATGCCCGCGACAATATTATTAAAATTGCGCACTTTGAAGCATCTAATGCTAAAAATGCCGCCGACTTTGAAAGCGTAGGAGAATTAATGGTATATTATGGTAAAAAAGGATGGCATCCTAAATGGCACATGGAACCACAAGATTCTGTTGATTTTTGTATGCAAAATATCCAAAATTATTTAAAACGATTGGTGGTGAACGAAGGTAATTTTGCCGAACAGGTTGAAGACGCGCGTGAACGTTATAATATCACTGAACGCCTAGAAAACATTGAGAATGAAGATGTAGAGTTTGATGAAACTGCCAACATTGAATATGAAGATGAAAATGAACTGGCGGGTGAGTTATCGTGATAGAAGAAACTGTTTGTATGCGCGATGGCATCCCAATAGAGAAAGGGGTTGTTTTAACAAAAGAGTTCCTAGATGCCAATCAAGAACTATTTACTAACTACTTAAATCATTGGCTTCTTTATCCAGACCTCTTTTTAGACGCTATTCAACCCGAAGAAGATAAAAAGCATTTTAATTTATTGTTCTATCAACGTATTGCTTTGCGCGCAAGTATGCGCTATCGTTACCATTTCTGGACCGCAACTCGTGCTACATCAAAATCATTTTCTGCCTATTTGGCTGCGGTTGTGCGCGCCGTCCTATTACCGGGCTCTAATATTTTCATTTCTTCTGATGTAAAGGGCACAGTTATTAAAATTGCCGAAGCCAAATTCAATGAAATTTGGCGTCATTGGCCTATGTTGAAGAATGAATTAAAAACTCGTGATAATGGCGGCCAACAAGGTGAAAAGAAAAGTGGTAACTACTATGAATTGCGTTTCCGCAATGAGAGTATGATAACGGTCGTTTCTAAGGATACAAGTCGTGGTTTGCGCGCGACTGCTGGTATTTTAGAGGAATGTGCGACCATAGAAGAAGAAGATTATAACGAAGTTTTACTACCGCAAATGAACGTTGCTCGTCGAGAAGTAGATGGTTCTTTAAATCAAGAAGAACCAAGTGCGGCCCAAATTTTTATTACTACCGCACGTGAAAAAACAG